CTTTGAGCCAGTTTGTTGCGTCGATTCCAAGGGCTTTCTCCTCTAGGTCTCTCGTTCTCTTCTCTGGCGTATCAACGCCTGCAACTCTAACTCTTTCTTTCTTGAATAAATCAAACCCAAGATCAATGGTGACATCAATAGTGTCGCCGTCAACAACACGGTTTATCTCAACTACTCGGAAGTTGTAACACGACTTCCTGCTTGGCGGGGTCATTGCTCCCATTTTTTAACTCCTTTGAATCAGCATCTTGTGGCATCGCAACAATAATTCCAATAAGAGCTACTGCAGCACCAATGACAGCAGATGCTCTCTGAATCCAAATCTTGTTGTCTGTAACTTGTTGCTTAAGTTCTTTAATTTGTTCTTCAGTCTTATCTATACGACTATGAACCATCTCAATTCGACGAATAGCATTCTCTAGAGTGCTGTCCATTACAGCAATCTTAGTATCCTGTTCTGCGTCTTTATTTGTCAGATCGCTCATCGTCTAACTCCTTGAATGCCATACTCATAATTGTATATATGTAGTAAGCAACGCCAGCAAGGAGTATTAATATGGATATTATAATACTCCAAGTGACATCATTGGTATCAGCAAGGGGTCGCAATACTAAGTTCATTACATAACCTTTTCTTTTTTCTCAACTTCCGCTTTTTCTTCTTTCTTATCTTTCTTGGTAGGAACAACCCCGAAAGTAGCTAAAGTCCCAGTAAAAACCGAGGCGATGAAAGTTGGATCGATGTTCTTCTGAGGAACGCCAGGAATAGTCACATAATTTAGTGTGAGAATAGCAGCAGACCACGATAGAATAACAACACGCACAAGAGCGGACAGACCTTCGTCTGCCCAGTCAAACTTATTCGTTTTGGCTTCCTCTTTCTTCTTTGGAGTAGATTCCATTGAATAAGAGTAAGGCACTTTTATTTAGTGATGAACCCCTTCTCCTCCAACCATTCACGAGTCATTGGTGTTGGTTCATAGTCAGTCCACATAGTTCCACGAGCGCAAGACTCAAGTGCTTTGGCGGTCATACCTTCAGTGTGACCTGCCCAGTATGCTTCTTTCTCCCAAGGAATAGCATGTGGTTGAGACGCATAAGCACTCTTTGCGATTGCCTGATACATCTTTGGGACATCTTCTTGATTTCTAATAATAGCAATGAAGTTATTATTGATAGTTCCTGCCATACAGTCCTGAGCAGCGTGCCATCCTTCATGACGCATCACTGACATCATCACACCAGGACGATGCATATGAGCAACATTCAAAAAGAAATTGTTACTTACAGTATGATAGACACCACGATGACCAATTGGAAAGTATCGCATATCTGCTAGAAAAACTTTAGCTCCGACCTTATTAAGTGATCGGACGAGAGAGTTAAACTCATCAGCAACAATACCATAATCAATATCAGCCAGTTCCTCGTGTTTATTGAGGTCAGTAACTGTTTTAAGTTCTTGAACATGATCGGTACATTCTTGAAGTAACATGCACCCTTGAGCATGATGAGTGAAGTACTCATCTTCTTTGATTGGATCAGCAAAAACAGGAGTTCCTAAAGAAACTGCTGCTAGCATAGCGAGAATAATTTTGTTCATACTTTAAAATACTTATTGTAAAGAGCAAATGCTTCAAGATGCTTACCATGATTGGTAAGGTATTTGATTCTATCTAGAATTTTTAGTCTAAAAGTCTTAGATGTTTCTTTCATCTTCATCTCCTATGTATTCTAGTGAAATTACATCGTGATTTTTTTTGTTAGGATCTAACCACTCAGCAAATTCCTGATGAATAGCATGTGCATCTTCCAGACTTTCATATAATTCAGAACCTGGATGATTCTCAGACAACTGATGCATACGGTCTATAGACCATTCATGAATTTTCCTCAGAGTTGACTCTAAAGTTACCATAGTCTTTTCGCATATAGCGTCCTAGAATGTTGCTATTATAGTATGCTGGTGATCCGTCGTCAAGTGCTTCCGACAACACATTATTGAGAAACAATTGTTTTGTTTCTTCAAAGTTACAAGTTCCCTTTGTTCCGTGAAGACTCAGTATTTCTCTACTGAAGATCTCTTTGCCATACTTTTTTATATCCTCCTTTAATTCAGGACAAGAACCATAATACTTCTGCCAATCTGATTCTTGCTTTACCTTTCGCTTTTTTCCTGGCGGTTTTCTGAAGGACCAGAAGTATTTTCTACCGATATACTTTTTACCTGATTGTAAATTAGTAATCCTATAGACAAAACCATACAAGTCATTAATATTTTCAGATAAAAAAGTTTTACCTTTAAAAACCCATGGGTTTTCATAACTCATATTATATAATTCTATGAGCTATTATTTATCTTTAACCCTGACAAACCTAGTCTATTCATCAATAGTGTTTATGTCAAGCCCTTGATAAATACTCAATAAAGAGTTATACTAAAGATGTCAGTATATGTAAAAAATCTGACCGTTAATACTCACGTTGATTTTTCCGAAAATCTTGAACTTCTTCAGATTAATGGAACTCCAACCGATATAACTGGATTCACATTAGAATCTCAAGTTAGAAAGCATCCAGATAGTTCTACTGCTTATAACTTTACTGTCGGCATTACAAGTTCTACAGAAGGTAAAATAACATTGTCAATGGATGACACTATTACCTCAAGCATAAAACCTGGAAGATATCTTTATGATGTAATGATTACAAAAACAAATAATGAAAAATTAATCGCAGTAGAAGGTCAAGTTTTAGTTAGATCTGGTGTAACAACGGGTTGCCCGTAATAAATATTTTTACGAAATTAAAAAGTAATGGCAGAAGTATTTGTAAACGACTTAGTTCTTCATACAGGAACAGATTTTATTGTTACCTTTATATTGGAGGATTCTATTTCAAATTCACTTAAAAATCTTTCAGATTATAATGCTTGTGCACAACTTAGAAGATATGAAACTTCTAGTAAGACAAAAGATTTTACAGTAAGTTTTACACAAGATAGAAGTAATGGAAGATTAACAGTATCAATGGGATCAACTGATACTTCACAGTTAAAAGCAGGGAAATATTTTTATGACGTTGTACTTCAAGATCCACAAGGAATTAAAGAGAGAGTTGTGGAAGGAACTGTTTTGGTTAAAAAATCAATTACTAGATAATTTTTTGAAATCTTCAAATGACTTCACTTAAAATTTTCATCGATGCTTCTTCACCCATTTGTTGCATAACGTAAGTCGCTTCTTCTACAGTCTCTGCATGACCTTCAGCGATAAGATAATCCACCATATATTCATAATGAGAGTTGATGCGAGTCATCATTCCACCACTAGGATTTCTAAATCTGTTTAAAGCAACATCAGTTCTAAAAGTTGATGGTTTAGTTAATAATTTCTTATCTAATGCAACCCACCAAGGACGACCTGTTCCTTTGCTTGACGGTTTTGTTTCTTTTGGTGGTTTTTTATTATCAGTATCAGTATTTGTTTCCGCAGGTTTTGTTTCTGCAGGTTTTGTTTCCGCAGGTGAATCAGATTGTCCTGGACCATCATTTCCAATCTTTGGATCGTTAGCACCTGGGAACAATCCTGCCTGATTTAAACCATAACCAAGACCAGCAGCAACAAGAGCAGTTGCTGTTAATTTTCCTGGTTTAGACTTGAGAATTCCACCTGGTCCACCTGGTTTTGTGGGTTTAGTTGGTTTTGTAGGTTTGGGTGGTTGACTTGCAGTCTGTTGCTGCTGCTGAGATGTTCTACTACTCTTTGGTTTTGGTGTAGTAGATTTAGGTGTTGTTGTTGGTTTTGGAGTAGGACCTTTCTTAAGAAGACCTAATCTTTCTGCAAGTCTTCTTGCTGCAGCATTATTTTTTATAAACTTTTTCAATGCAGCAGGACTCATCTTACTCAACATCTTTGCGAGAACATTCTCTACGATAAGTTCAATTTGCTCTTCATACAAAAGAACTTCCTCATCAGACATTTCATCTACGACACTCTCTGAAAGCATTTCAGAATCTGCCTGCTCGTAGATAAATTCAAAGTCTTCATCTTCAGCACTTTCAAGAAACTGAATGATTGACTCTACATCATAACCCTCTCTCAACATCATGTATAAGAAAGGAACCATCTCTTCTACAATCGCATTCACACCCTCTTCAAGGGCATGTTGAGAGATATAGATATGCATTTTTACTATTTCTATTCTATCTTATTATTTAGCGGAGGCAGATTTCTTGAAGTCCGAAACTCTCTTAATACGCGCTTTCTCATCTCTATCAGCATAATATTTTTTCGCCATATCAGCGAGACCATGACCTTTTACAATATTTAAACCAAACAGTCCAGAACCTTCATTTGATCTTGAGAATTGTCTTCCAAGTCTTTCAAATGGATTTTTCGCAGTATATGCTTTAGATTTTGCCAAATTACCAGCTTTGAATGTTCCACTCGTTGGATCAAAAGTTCCAATCCTCTCTTTCTTGACTCTAGGATCATAGATGACTGCTTGATTGCCTTTTCTATATTTGACTTTATCTACAGCAGTGCCTCTTTGAGAAGCAAGATTTGCTTGTTTCATCCATTTCTTTTGTGCGTCTGTAGCACCAGCAAGTGCTGTAAAGGTCTTATCTGCCAATGCAGAACCTACAGAATAACCAGCAACGCCACCGACAAGACCGCCACTAGCACCTACAGCACCTCCTACAAGACCTCCAGCTGCCCTTGCAGCACCTCTCAACCACGCTCTAGTGTCACTAGCACCCGCCTTTTTAGCGTCCTCACGACCTTGTACAACGTCGAATCCAGCACCTAAAGCACTGAGAGCACCACCAGCAACTCCACCAGCAGTTATCTTAGGTACTTTTACTTTAGGTGCAACTGCTGCTTTAGTAAGTGCTTGAGGTTTAGGTGGGGCAGTAACTTTAGGTTGTACAGCAGGTTTAGGTGAAGTTCTTAATGCCTTTAAAGTTGCTTGTTTTTGTGCCGCAGTTCTTCCACTAGTTGCAAACTGTGCAAAAGTTTTTGTTCCTGTAGGTCTCTTAGTAGGAGATAAATCAGTTACTCTAGTAGTTCCGCCAGTAACTTTTGCTTTTGAAACTGTTGGTTTAGTTGGTGTTGGTGCTCGGAAGTTGGGTTGTTGTTGAGGTTGAGGTGTATATTTACCCCTCATCACATCTTGAGTAAAAGTAGAAAATCCTCTTGTTGGTTGTGGTGCTGATACTTTAGTTGATGGTTTTAATACTGGCGGTTTAGTGGATGCTTTAGGTTTAACCTTTAATTCTTTTATTTTTGTCTTTGCTTCAAGATCTGCTTTTACAGATGCATATGAACGTGGAGATGCTTGTCTTTGTGCTCTTCTTCCAGTCTCACCTTTTGGTGTTTCCTTTGGTGGAACATAAGTTGGTTTTCCTTGTGCATCAACACCAGTTGGTTTACCAAAGAATTTTGTTCCAGTTGCTTTTAATTGTTCCTTTGTACGAACTGCTTGTCTTTGCCAATCAGCATAAGCATTGCTCTTAACACCAGATGCTTTTACATCTGCAGGTCTTGCTTGACGATATCTTTGACCTCTTCCAGATTTTGCTGTTTCTCCACCAATCAATTCCTCACCAGAAGGAGTTTTTCTACCACCACCAAGAATATTAGATGCTGCTCTTCTAGCTGTGGGATCCGTTCCTTTACGACCCCTAAGATCATCAGCAACTCTTCTCTGTACTTCAGGATCTGGTTTACCAAATCCTCTTACTTGACGTTGTGTCCTTGAAGAAGATGGTTGAGTTCCTCTTTTCTTTTGTTTTGCATCTATTTCACCAAATGCTTGTTCTGGTGTTTTGTCTCCAAGAACAGTTCCACTAGGAGCATTAGTTTCAAAACCAATACCTTGTTGAGGTGATTGAATTACCTGCCTAGGACCTCGCGATGGAGTTTGATATTTCTGAGGATTATCTATTTTTGCTTTTGCTTCTCTTTTATCAAAAGGAGTGGTACGAGTTCCTTTAACACCACCTTGACCACCCTTTCTACCGTAGTCTCCACGTGTTTTTTCTGATATAATTCTTTTAAATGTAGACATTTCAATTTCCCTTCAGTTGCTTTTCTTTATCTCTCAGACGCATTTGTCTGTAAACATAATCACCAAGATGAAGACCTAAAGCAGCAGCACCAGCATAAGGGAATAAACCTCTTCTAGGCATCAATGCTGCAGCAGCACCAGTCGCTACAGAACCCATATGTCCTTTATTTCTTTCTCCTTTCTCACCCTTCATAACATTCTGACCCGCATCATAAGCACCAATGCCACCAACAATTCTTCTTCCACGATCACTTCCAAGAGTGGCCTTTGCACCCTTCCATGCTAAGTTTCCAGTACCACGAATAAGTTTGGCGGCAAGAGAACCGAGTCCCTCATCTAAGTTTTCTCTAGCGGAGTAAGACTCTCCAACAAAGTCCTTATACGATTTCATTATCTACTTTGTTTTTAGTTATTTATTAGTTTTAAGTGCAGCAACTTTCTTATATCTGTCAGACTCTTTCTGAGTCCAGTCACCTTTGGTCCACTTTCCTGTTGCCTTATCCAGTTTACCCTGAACACCACCTTTACGTGCTAGAACAACACTTGAAGGTTTGGGTCTAGGTGCTGGTTGAGATGGTTGAGATGGTTGAGTTGATGATGCTGGTTTAGATGGTTGAGATGGTTGAGTTGATGATGCTGGTTGAGTCTTTGATGGTTCTGTTTGTGAAGCAGATGCAGTACCAGTTCCAAGTGCTGCCTTAGTTGCCATATCGATTCCACCTTCAATGGCACGATTTCTGGCGTTTGGAGCAAAGTTTCTTGCAACACTCTGAGTTGCAGAAGCACCTCTTGCAAGGTTTCTACTAGCACCGAGTGCTCTTGCACCCTTAAACGCAACGCCTCCAGGAACCACTCCCAGAGCGTCTAATGCAGCATCACCATACTTTCCTTTCTTTAAGTTTTGTGCTGCACTATAAGCAGAATATGCACTCAGTCCCATACTCGCTAACTTTGCAGCACCTATCAGTGCCAGAGGTATTGCTTCTTGAATATTTTCCCTAGCAGAATGGGATTCTTCAATAAATTGAGTATACGTCTTCATCTTAGTCGGACTTTTTTAGTATTTATAAAAAAAGGAGGGAATTACCCCTCCTTATCCAAATCTTCAAATGCTTGATATCCATCATAATCACCAAACAGAAAGGCGTCTGATTTCGCCGCCTCTCTGTATGCTGCATATGAATCAGAGACTGAATCCTGAGAAAGTGTCTGCTTTAACATCTTGCTTGATTCCTCCAACGATGTAGGATTCAACTTCTGTTTCTTGTGGTGCCACTTGAAGACCTTTAGAAGAGATCCAGTGCTCTGTCCAAGGAAGTGGATTATTCTTTGCAGGTATATCATAAGTTGGTTTAAGTCCGATTGCTTTCATTCTACGATTGGCAATCCATTCAACATACTGTTGTAACAGTTTGTCATTCAAACCAATCATTGAACCATCCTTGAACAGATATTCTGCCCAAAGTTTTTCCTGATTAACACAGTTTTCAAATGTGCTAATCAACCATTGCTCCTCTTCCTTGAAGATTTTCTTCATATCAGGGTCATCACCTTCACGCCACTTTTTCAGAATATTCTGAGTAATAGCAAGATGCTGATTCTCATCACGAGCAATCAGAGAGATGATTTTTGCACTTCCTTCCATAAGTTTGAGTTCGCCAAATGCAAAACTGCAAGCAAATGATACGTAAAAGCGAATACCTTCAAGAATATTAACGTTTGCAACTGCTCTGAAGAGTTTGCGCTTGAGTTCATACCT